AAGAACTGAATATAGAACTACGTATCCAGAAAAAAGAATTGTAATAATTTCGCCTTTTCGCAACGCAGATGATTATATTGTAGATCATTGTTTATCTATTGATCAGCAAGATTATGATAATTACTTGCATATTGTTATTGATGATAATTCAGATAATATTATAGAACTTCCAAAACACAGGAAAAGAACAATTATTAGAAATGACGAACGGCGCGGCTGTATTTCGAATCAATTAAACGCATTTCAAATGGTTCAAGATGACGATATTGTTATTTTACTTGATGGAGATGACTTTTTAACATGTAACAACACTATATTTAAATATTATAATCAACTTTATCATGAAGGTTTTGAATTTACGTATGGATCAATGTGGAGTCTTGCAGATAATATTCCGCTTATTGCTCAAGATTATTCGGCAAAAGTTAAATCTACTAAGTCGTATAAGAAACATTTGTTTAACTGGAAAATACCATATACACATTTAAGAACTGTTTTGGGTTCACACGTTAAAAAAGTAGAACCTTCTAACTATAAAAAACCAGGTAAAGGTTTTATGATGAGTGGAGCAGATAATCCACTTTTCTATGAGTTGATAGAAATGGTTGAGCCTAATAAAATTAAAGCTGTCAAAGAGATTGTGTGTTATTATAATGACGTCAATCCCTTAAACGACTATAAAGTAAATCCCGATGAGCAAAACGAAAATGCTTATTCGTCATACAAATCTAAAGATGAAAATAAAATGAAACAGATATTAATTGCCATTCCTACAAATAAAGGAATTGAACCAGAAACTTTTAAATCAATTTATAATCTTATTTTGCCAGAAAACGTCAAAACTAATTTTGAATTTTTCCATGGTTATCAAATAGATCAAATTAGAAATCTTATTGCCGAATGGGGAAAAAATTATGATTATGTTTTTTGTGTAGATAGCGATATGATTTTACCTGAAGATGCTCTAGTGAAATTATATGAGTCAGATAAAGATATTATCTCTGGCGTCTATATGCAAAGAAAACATGAAGAACAAATTTTAGAATTATATAATGAAAAAGGAAATATAGCTGCTAATGAATTAATTCATGGTTTGATGGAAGTTAAAGGATGTGGCTTTGGTTGTGTATTAGTAAAAGGCACAGTATTTAATGAAATGAAATACCCTCACTTTCAATATAAATCTGCGTTAAATCACAATGACACATATTCTGAAGATACATATTTCTGTGATAGAGCTAGAGAACAAGGATTTGAAGTTTGGGCAGATACAACTTTAATTTGCGAGCATGTAGGATCTCACAAATTTGTTCCAAAAATATCTTATAAAGCTACTAATACACATACTTCTAAAGAAAGTTATGATCATTTGATTGAAAGATCAAAAGAAGATGTGATGCTCCCTTTTCACTTGAATTACTTAGCAGACATGAAAGAAAGATGGAATTTAAATCCTAGAGTAATATATGATATTGGCGCTAGTTGTTTGCATTGGACCAATATGGCTCAAAAAGTTTGGAACAACGACACAAAATACATTGCGTTCGACGCTCTTGAAGAATATAAAAGTGTCTATGAATATCACGGAGTAGATTATGCTATTGCTTTATTGAGTAAACAAAAAGAAGTTCGAACGTTTCATACAAATATAGAACATCCAGCTGGTGGAAGCATGTATATCGAAAAAGACAATAAGGAATTATATGATGACCATAGGCAAATGGGAACTATGACTTTAGACGAAATAGTAGAGTTAAACAATTTTCCTCTTCCAACAGTAATTAAAATAGATGTTCAAGGCGCGGAGCGAGATGTATTAGAAGGTGCTACTAAGACTTTAAAGAGTGTACAGCATTTAATTATCGAAGTACAATCCGCTGAGTATAACGAAGGAGCTCCACTCAAAGAAGAAACATTCAGCTACTTAGATAGTTTAGGATTTAGGAATGTGGCAGAAATTGTTAATTACGGTCCTGACGCAGATTTTCATTTTATAAGGAAAAATTTATATAAATAGTCATAAGAAAACTTAACTACGGAGATCTATATGGCGAATCCAACCACACGAGCTGAGCTGATAGAATATTGCAAAAGACGATTGGGTGATCCTGTAATAGAGATCAACGTAGATGACGATCAAGTAGAAGATCGAGTCGATGAAGCTTTGCAATACTATCAAGAGTTTCATTCAGACGCAACTGTTAGAACATTTTTAAAACATTTGGTGACAGCAGCAGATGTCACTAATAAATACATTCCTATTTCATCTGATGTGATATTTGTATCACGTTTGTTTCCAATGACTAGCTCATTCGCTGGTGGACATAATTTCTTTGGTATGAAATATCAGATGATGTTAAATAATATACATGATTTGCAAACTTTTGCTGGTGATTTAGCGTACTATGAACAGCTAAATCAATATCTTTCCACGTTAGATTTTCAGCTAAATGGAACACCACAAGTAACGTTCCAAAGGCACGCTGATAGACTACACATTCATGGTGATTTCCAAGATGACGCGATTGTAGAAGGCGCTTATTTGGTTGCTGAAGTTTTTCAAACTGTAGATCCAGAACAGCACTCTTCTGTATATAACGATATGTGGCTTAAAGAATATACGACTTCATTGATTAAAGAGCAATGGGGACAAAATTTAATTAAATTCGAAGGCATGCAATTGCCTGGTGGCGTGACAATAAATGGTCGCCAAATTTATGATGATGCTAAAGGCGAGATAGAGCAGCTTAGAGAAAGAATTAGATTAGAACAAGAACTTCCAGCAGATTTCTTTGTAGGTTAACATGCGCAATTTTTATTTCTCGGATAAAGTAAAATCAGAACAAAACCTCTATGAAGATATTCTCATAGAGTCGCTAAAGATGTATGGCCAAGACTTATATTATTTACCGAGAGATACAGTCGGTGAAGATAAAATCTTAGGAGATGAAGTTCCAGCAAGATTCAATTCTAATCATAAAATAGAAATGTACATAGAAAACACTGAAGGATTCGATGGTGAAGGTGATTTATTTACTCGCTTTGGTGTAGAGATTAGAGATGAATGCACNTTTGTAGTATCAAGNCGAAGGTGGATTCAACAGGTNCAACGAATGGATGCTGAAGTAACATTAGCTAGACCATTAGAAGGTGATATGATNTATGTTCCAATGTCTAAATCTTTNTTTCAAATTACTCANGTAGAACANGAACAGCCTTTTTATCAATTNAACAATTTACCTGTATTNAAACTAAGAGCTCAATTAGCAGAATACAACGATGAAAACCTAGATACTGGTGTTGGNGATATTGATTCAATAGAACAAGAAACTGCGTTTACTTATCAACTTGAAATGGCTNCGGGTGAANCTTCATCACNATTCAACACTGGTGATACAATAGAACAAANTATGGGAAGCGGCGCAANTATCACTGGTAAAGTATCTGCTTGGGTTCCATCTACGTTACAGTTGTCTGTGGTTCACACTGCAGCTAGTGATGGAGAATACCATTCATGGCTAGCTGGTACTATTAGATTAACTAGTAACACACCTCCAACAAACCATATTGTTTCAGCTGTTAGAGAAGATATGAAACAATCAAATACTGAACAGAATTTAGATTTTGAAACTGCAGCTGGAGATTTCTTAGACTTCAGCGAAGATAATCCGTTTGGAGATCCTAATGACTGATGATATTTTTGATTTTGGATTTACCGCTGTCGACGAATCTGAACTTGAAGCAGTTCAAGCGCTCGGAGCAACTGCAAAAGACGAAGAAACCAAAGCTAGTTCTACACAAGAAAAATTAGATAAATTGTATAACGCTGTAGTGCCTCTTCTAAATAACCTTAAGAAAAATCCTGAGAAAGATTATATTCTTTGGCCTGAAAGATTAACTAAGGTCGAAGCTTTTGAAGATCTCCTGCAGAAAATTTATAAAGGCTAGCTTATGTTTGGTTCTCATTTTTATCACGAAAAAATACGAAAAACTGTTTCTATATTTGGGACGATGTTTAATAATATCTACGTAGTGCGTAGAAACCAGAGTGGTAGTGGATCAACAAGTCAAGTAAAAGTTCCTTTAGCTTATGCTCCAAAAAATAAATATCTTGAAAGAATAAGAGAAGCTAGTGATTTAGTTAACGACACTAAAGTTGCGATCAAATTGCCTAGAATGTCGTTTGAAATAATATCAATGGCCTATGATCATACACGCCAGCTTACTAAAGTTGGAAATTTTAATACATCTGGATCTTCTATCTCAAATAGGCAAAAATTCAATAATCCAGTTCCATACAGTATTAATTTTCAATTGAATATCTATGCTAAAACTCAAGACGATGCTTTGCAAATGGTAGAACAAATTCTACCAACTTTCAATCCACAATATACTCTTTCAATATTTCCGTTTAAAACAGAATATCCTGCGTTTAAAGAAGATATTCCAATTATTATTCAAGGGATATCGTTTTCAGATGATTTTGATGGTCCACAAGAAGCTAGAAGAACTATTATATACACCTTAGATTTCGAAATGAAAATCAATTTCTATGGACCAATTGCTAACAAAAGTATTATACGTAGTGCAGAAACAGCGCTCTTTGATATTGGAACTGGTTTAGCAGATAGTGATCAACTTATTGAAACTTTACGAATAACTCCAAACCCAGGTTCAGTGTTTGGATTGGCTGATAGTGATTTTGGATTCCTTACAACATATTACGAATCTGGAGATAGTGTACCATAATGTATGAATATAGATGCAAGTTAAGAAAAGTGGTCGATGGAGATACAGTTGATGTTGATATCGACTTGGGTTTTGGAGTTTGGCTTAACGACGAACGAGTAAGATTGTCTGGAATAGATACTCCAGAATCAAGAACTCGAGATTTAGAAGAAAAGAAATATGGATTGGCTGCTAAAGCATATGTTGAAAGATTTTGTGATGACACATGGCTAATTCTTAAAACTAAAGAATATGACGCAAAGGGAAAGTTCGGAAGGATCCTTGGAGAAATCTGGAGAACTAGTGAATTTTCTGATAAATCGCTTAACACGTATTTGATTGAAAAGCACCATGCTGTTGAATATTATGGCCAATCAAAAGAAGATATAGTTGAGCTACATTTGAAAAATAGGGAGCTTGTGAACATTGTCAATTGATAAAAATCTAAAAACTGATTACGAGTATTCAAGAGATACTTATTACGATTTACTAGATAAAGGCAAAGCTTCACTCGATCTTATGATGGAAGTTGCGAGAGAGTCAGAACATCCAAGAGCTTTTGAAGTTTTATCTGGAATGGTAAAAAATTTAGCCGATGTTAACGATAAGTTAATGGATTTAAATAAAAAAAATAAGGATCTTAATACAGCAGAAAGAGAAGATGTTAAATCTATCACAAACAATAATGTCTTTCTAGGGTCTACTGCAGACCTACAAAAACTATTACAGGATGAAAAGAATATTATAGATGTTGAACCAACTACAGAGTTACCTAGGGAATCCTAATGTAAAGCGCGATGGCGTTATACAACCATGGGATAAAGAACAGGTAGTCGAGTACTCTAAATGTATGAAAGATCCTGTATATTTTGCACGGACATATTGTAAAGTTATTTCTCTTGATAAGGGATTGGTTCCGTTTGATCTGTATCCTTATCAAAGAAAAATGTTTCAAAGCTTTCAAGATAATAGATTTAATATTGTTCTTGCGTGTCGTCAATCTGGTAAATCAATTTCAGCCTGTGCCTATCTTTTGTGGTTTGCAGTCTTTCACTCAGAAAAGACGGTTGCTATTCTTGCTAACAAAGGAGCTACCGCAAGGGAAATGCTAGCTCGTATTACATTGATGCTTGAAAACTTACCATTCTTCTTACAGCCTGGATGTAAAGCACTAAATAAAGGTTCCATTGAGTTTTCTAATAATAGTCGGATTATCGCTGCAGCTACTTCTGGTTCGTCTATTCGTGGACTTTCTGTTAACCTTTTATATTTAGATGAGTTTGCATTTGTGGAGAAAGCTAATGAGTTCTACACTTCCACCTACCCCGTCGTCTCTTCAGGAAAAAATACAAAAATTATCATCACGTCAACTGCGAATGGTATTGGGAATACTTTCTATAAAATATGGGAAGGAGCAACTCAAAGAGTTAATGAATTCTCTTCATTCAGAGTCGACTGGTGGGACGTCCCTGGAAGAGACGAAAAGTGGAAACAACAAACAGTAGCTAATACATCTCAGCTTCAGTTTGATCAAGAATTTGGAAATACTTTCTTCGGAACAGGCGATACTCTTATTAATGCTGAAACATTAATGGGATTAAGATCTAAACAGCCACATAAAATTATGGAAGGTGGAAGCTTACTTATTTACGAAGAGCCTATTAAAGATCATGATTATATCATGACAGTAGATGTATCAAAAGGAAGAGGACGAGATTATTCTACTTTTAATTTACTCGATATTAGCTCTCGCCCGTTTAAACAGGTTGCTGTTTATCGCAATAATACTATATCTCCCATCCTCTTCCCTAATATTATTTATAAGTACGCGGATGTCTACAACCAAGCATATGTAGTAATTGAAGCAAACGATCAAGGAGGCGTAGTATGTAATGGGTTGTACCACGATTTAGAATATGAAAATATGCACGTTGAATCTACAGTAAAGGCTAATGCTCTTGGAATAGAAATAACTAGAAAATCAAAGAGGCTTGGCTGTTCAGCGATTAAAGATATATTAGAAACCGGCAAGCTGGAAGTAGTAGATGAAAATACTATTATGGAAATTTCTACCTTTGAGGCAAAGGGGCAATCGTATGAAGCTTCTGATGGAAATCACGATGACTTAATGATGAACTTAGTTATGTTCGGATATTTTGTAACTGGTAGTCAATTTGCTGATATGACAAATATCGATTTAAAGCAAATGCTTTTTGATCAAAGAATGAAAGAAATAGAAAATGATGTAGTTCCTTTTGGTTTTCACGACGATGGATCTACCTTTGCTAACTCTTTGGACCAAGATTATAGTCCATGGGCAGTGGAGTACGATCGAGATTTGTAAAGTTATAAATAATGGTATAATTGAAGATAACCGTATTATGATCACATATAATTAGTAACCGAAGAGGAATTAAAATGGCATTAGGCGCACCTTCCGAATCCCCTGCGGTTGTCGTCAAAGAGATAGATCTGACTGGTGGCGTTCCAAACGTACAGTCGACTACTGGCGCAATTGTAGGAAACTTTAGATGGGGTCCTGTCGAGCAAAGAACAAAAATAGCTAATGAAACAGAATTAGCTGCAGTTTTTGCGACTCCCGACGAGACCAACACTATTGACTATCATTCGGCATCATATTTCTTGAGATATTCAAGCAATATGCAAGTCGTAAGGGTTGTAACAGCAGCCGCAAGAAACGCGTTTTCAACCACCAAACAAACAGCTTCTACTGGTGGAGAAATTATTGATGGAGACCTCAATACTGGAGGAACTTCATTAACTTTAAGTAATACAAAATATAGTGCAGATTCTCAAAACACGCTGAGAATCCAAGAAGCAACTGTGAATCACCAAGCTCAAGCTGTGAAGATTAAAAACGCAGATAATTTTGAAGAGCAAATTCCAGTTCTATCTGACATAACTCAAACTCAAACTCTCGGCGCGGAGAGCGATGGTGCTGGTAACTTATTGCTAGACTCAGCAGCTGGATTAAGCGGTAACATCACTTTCGCTACTAAGTATCCTGGAACACTCGGCAATAGCTTAGCTGTTTCCATATGCGGAAGAAGCACAGATTTCGATGCGTGGGATTATGCTAGTGTGTTTGACGGCGCACCTGGTACTTCTACATATGTAGAAAATAATCCAGGTAGTGCTCAGTTAGACGAATGTCACATAGTAGTTGCTGACAAATTGGGCCAGATCACTGGAACAAGAGGGGCAGTTCTTGAAACATATCCATTCCTTTCTAAAGCTAAAGGAGCAACAACAGCTGATGGTGTTAATAATTATGCTTTAGATGTAATTAATAAAAAATCTAGCTATGTACATATGCTAGGGTGGGATTCTGACCATAGAACAAGTGGCGCTGGAAACGTATTATCAGACACTGATAATAGTAACTTCGCAAGCAATGTTAGTGGAATAGTCGATCACACGTTTGCAAACGGTGCTAATTCAGATGCGCTTGGAGCTGGTGATTATTCAACAGGGCATGCCTTATTTGCAGATAAAGATCAAATTGAAGTTGATTTCCTAATAGCACCTGGTTTATCTAGCACAGCTTGGGGAACAGTGGTTAACGATCTTGTATCTATCGCTGAAGGGCGTAAAGATTGCATGGTAACTTCATCACCACCTAGAGCTGATGTTGTCAATGTATCAAACACTGCTAGTATTGTTACTAATACCGTAGCTTCAGTTGCAACGCTTTCAAAGCGTTCATCTTACCACGTTATGGATAACAATTATCTTAAAGTGTATGATAAATTTAATGATCAATATATTCATATCCCGGCCGCATCATCTACTGCTGGTCTTATGGCTAAAACTGACATTGAAAGAGCTCCTTGGTTCTCACCAGCTGGTGCACGAAGGGGTGGCTATTTAGGAATCACTTCGATTTCTTATTCACCAACTAAAGGTCAAAGAGACACTTTGTATAAAAATGGTGTTAATCCGATTGCAAATATTCCTGGCCAGGGAACGTTGCTATTTGGTGACAAAACAGCACTATCTAGAACTTCTGCATTTGATCGCATCAATGTTCGTCGTCTCTTCCTTGTTCTCGAAAGAGCGATAGCAAGAGCTGCGGAGCAAGTTCTCTTTGAATTCAACGATGAATTTACAAGAGCAGAATTTGTAAATATCATTGAGCCGGTTCTTAGAGAAGTGAAAGGTAGAAGAGGTATAACTGATTTCCGGGTTGTTGCAGACGAGACAAAC